CGCATGGACCGTCAGAGCCGTCCCCGACGTGGTCGCAACGGTGGTGTCGTTGACCCGCGACGTAAGACCGGCAGCAGCATCGTTCGGGTTGAGCGGGGTAGGGGTCGGCGCAGTGCCGCCGGAGCCCACCGTAACCGTCGCTGGGAGCCTGATGAGCCGTAGGTCAAACAGCTCCTCTTGGGCGTCTCCTGCGTCAGCCGTGCCGCCTGAGGCTGCAATTTCGATCCACTCAACGGAGATCGGCTTATCGGCCGCCGGTTTGATGTAGAAGAAGTCCTGTTTGGCGGTCACCGAGACACCCGCGAAAGGCACCACGTAGGCCCGTCCTAGTCCACCGATCATTTCTTGCTATCTCCTTAGGAGGAAGTTGCGGGCGGTTCTGGCTGGCGTCGGCAGCGATGGGGCGGGCTGCCACGCAAACCGGAGATACACCTGCGCGGCGGCCGTGTTGGATTTCACGACCTGGGTGCCGCTGGCGCCAGTGGCGGTGAAGGCGCGGTGGATCAGATAGGGCGAGTTGCCCGAGTCGCGAGACCAACCCGAAGGGGTTTCTTTCAGGAATTCGGCGAGGGTGCCGTTGACGCCGGTGATCAGTTCGAAGGACGGTGCGAATTTACGTTCGAGCGAGTTGATGGTGACTTCCGTGGCGGCGGCTTCCTGGAAGGCGTTGACCGAGGCGATTGGGCTGGTGATGTTGATCCCCCGCCAGGTCTCGATCAGGCAGGTGCAGCCCTTGGTTTCCGAGCCTTCCCATGTGACGACGATGGTCGAGACGGTCCCCGGCAGCCAGAAGGCGCCCGTGCGCCAGAGCGTCGAGACCTGTTTCTGGGCTGTGATCGAAGTGCCGCTCGTAATCGAGATCGGCTTGGCGTTCACCTCGACGTAGGGCTGCACCAAGATGACGTCGGTCGCCAGCGTGCCGGCCGGCGCCCCGGTTTCCATTTTCGAGCGTTCTTCGCGGTTCTGGAAGGTGGTTGAAGACCCCACCCGAGAGATGGCCATCTAGCCCCCGACAGAAGCGCGAGTGGTGCCGCAGAGAAGCGGCCCCCAGTACAGCGTCCCAACATCGAACATGCCCTTCTCTCGGTACTGGGCGATTCTCACGTTGTTATCGCCGCCCCCGTTCGTGCGGTTGCGGAGCGCGGCGTTGGTTTTCGGCATCGAGAGCTGGCCATTCAAATAGATTTCAAGCCAGCCGTTTTCCGAGAAGACCCCGTGTTGCATGATGTCCATCCACTTGCCGCGGGTGATCGGCGTTGACCAGTTGTGTTCCTCCCAGCCGATGTTCTTGCCGTCTCCAGATGCGATGTGCCAGGGACCCGAGCCGTCGTAGGGAGGGCCGTAGACCGAGAACAGGGTCATCCATCCGTTGAAGCTCGGGAAGTCTGAGGGGATGAGCAGTTTGGTCCGGAACCAGAACTCCAGCCCAGGCGTAACGAAGTCGGGCGATTCGAGCTGCGCCCGCGGGTTGCCCGACTTGATCGGTTCGTCGGAGTCCTTGACCGTGAACTTGAGCACCTTCTGACCCGAACCCAGTGGGTCGGCGACTTCGGTGACCCCTCCGGGTACGAACTGCTTGCCGGGGAAGTCGCTTATCTGGTCCCCTAGAAAGATGTCGGGATGGGGCGTTGGTTCTGGTTCTGGCGTCGGTTCAATCGGCGGGATGGGGATATGACGTTCGCGGATCGAGCGGAGCCGTTCCTTGCCAACCTTGAGTCCCGTCTGAGAGGCTGAGGTTGAGCCTGGCTTGACGTTCGCTAGGGCATCCAGTCCCTTCACCGCATCGTTGTAATCAGCGTCAGCCATGATTGGCCCCTATTCCCTTAGGTGAATTCCAGGGTGTGTTTGACTTCCAGCGAGTCAGTGGAGGTGATGTTCAGGACTTCAAAAACTATGCGCCAGTACAGCGAGCCGGCAGCGGCTGCTGAGAGGCCCCCAGCCTCTTTAATTGCGCCAGTTGCTTCAGTAGCCGCGTATAGGACGGCGGTTGTTACGACTTTGCCCGAGACAGAGCGGGTCGTTACTTCCTTGCGTTTGACCTCTTCCCCGAGTGCCGTGTCACCAGCGGCGGCAGCGGTCCCGGATTTACCTACCGCAAGGTATTTCCAACCTTCGGTGGCAGGTGAGGCGAGCCCGGCTCGTTCGGCAATCTTTTCTTTGCCGACCGTGGTTACAAGGTTTTCGTCCTTGCGAGTCTCTTTGACCTGCCCAAAGGTAGGCGAGGCGGGATCCGCATCGCGGACGATAAGCTCGACGCGCCCGATTACCTTCTGAATGTCATTGCCTTCAGGCATCTTTCGATCCGCTTTTCTTGTCGCGAGTCTCCGCGCGCTTTGAAGCTTTCTGGGCAATGGGCTCTGCATCGCCGATCTCGATCAGCGATTTCGCCCACTTCGAGGAAACCTCGACCTCTTGGCCCTTGGAGTAGGAGATCGGCGCTCCCGTATCGGGGTCGAAGCCGGCGATCGAAGCATTCATGCGTACTTTCATGCCATCCCCTTTCAGCAGGGCGGGACGCCGTTAGTGACGCCCCGCCCGCTAGACCATTCAGCTCAGATAACCGAGTTTTTGCCGATGACGACGCCGGCCGTATCGACCAGGTCGCCATCCGTCCGTTTGTGAATCCGGAACCCGACCTGACCGTTGGCGGCGTACAGCTCATTGAGCACCTTCACGGTCACGCCCTGCACGTCGCGAATCCAGTAGGACGAGATGTCGCCGAACACCACCGACAGCGCGGATTCCCCAACTGCCGGGACGTTCGGGTCCGTGTAGAACGGACGGCCGAGCAGCGTATCCGGAACACCGGCCGTCAGGCCGGGCTGGTAGATGAACTGTTCGGTCGTGTCCTTGAGCTTCCTGATCGCGGCGACCGTGGAATCCTTCACGATCCACGACGCGTTGGCCCTGTACGGCGAGAGCAGCGCGTGATAGAGCGTGATGAGTTCTTCCGCTTTGATCGTGGTTTTGTTGCCCGCGGCGAACGTCGTCGCGGTGCCCTTTTTGACGATCCCCTCAGGGGTCGTCGTAGAGCCGCTGGTACCGGCTACGAACGCTTCATCCTCTTTGAGGGCGAGCGCCTGGCCGAGCGACTTGGCGAGGAACGCCATGATGTCGAACGCGCTGTCGTGGAGCAGCTCGTCTGACACCTTGGAGAGAGCGCCCAGCTTGAAGGAGCCGAGTTTCACCTGCTTGAAGGTGTCCTCGGACTCGGTGAAGGCTTCGGCCTCTGCGGTCCACGCAGCGGTCGCCCGCGCTTCGGTGCCGGGGATTTCCAGTTCCCCTGAACCCTCGGTCGTGATGACGGTGGCCAGTTGACGCATGACGCCGAATTCGCGCTGCGCTTCAACGAGCTGGTTGTAGAACTCCTTCGGGACGGTGTAGCCACCGTTTTCCCCGGCGCCGACTTTCAGCGCCGCACGCTGCTCGGCATCGAGGCCCTCAAGCCCTTTGTTCCGCACCATCGCTTCAAACGCCTCGGCGTAGCGCTTCTCGGTGTCGGAGGAGTCCGAATGCTCCTCCTCACCCTCTTCCACCGCATCAGCCGTGGGCCGACCAGGGGTCAGGGTGGGAGTGATGCCGTCGAGCTTTTCGGCCCGCTTGATCCGAACGGTCAGCGAGTCGAACTCGGACTCAACGCGGTCGTACTCCTGCGCCTCCTCCGCGGTCAGATCACGCCCCTCGGCCTCGGCCTTCTCGTTGATGGCTTTCAGACCCTCGAAAGCCCCGGCGCGCTCCTCAAGCAACGCCTCGAATGCATGTCTCTCCATGAGAGACCTCCTATTAGTGGTGACTTACAGCGCGGTCTCGCGCTGCCTGAGTCGCCGCTGCCGGCCTGCGAGACGCCAGGTCTCGTCCTGCTCCGGTGCGTCGTGCTCGTCACTCACCCGTGGCTCATCAGGGGTGGCCTCGATCTTGCGACGTGCCACGTCGGCCTCAAGATCACGCTCCACCTCTGACGGTGCGTCTGACGAATCCTCGGGCTTCTCGCCCAAAGCTCTACTGATCCCGGCATCCGTCTGTGGAAATGCCGGATAGGTGACAGGAGAGACATCAAAAAGCGCCTCCATCCTCGTCACGGTGCGGATCAACTGCCCGCTGTCATCTTCCTCCCAGTCGGACCCTTCGGGCGCGACGATGAAGGCGAATGACATCTGCGTCATGTCGCCTCGCTCTAGGAGGATGCGAAGATCATTGCCGAGCGTCGTCGGTGCGATATCCGCTTCGACCGCAAGACCCCGCGGGTCCTCTTTCAGCCGTAGCGTCCCATTGCGGGTACGGGCTAGCAGGAGGTCGGGGTTGTGGTTGACGAGAAACCGCACGTCGTCCCCCAGAACACGCCGGAAGGCACCGCGCTTGATGTACTCGATCCAGCCGCCGAGGTCTTCGGAGGGCTGATCGAAGACTGCGGCGTGGCCGATGAAGGTGAAGGCGTCCTCGGTCGCTTCACGCACCTCCATGTCAACTGAGACCTCACGACGCTCGACTCCCGCCGGGCTCTGCTCACCAATCGCGGACCTAGCCGCTGCAATCCGACGCTCTAGCGTCATTTTAGGTTTCTCCTTCGGAGGGGACAATGGGGGCGATCTCGCGACGGGGGAGGTTCTCTTTGATACGGATGTCGTCGGCATCGAGCCATTTGCCGAAGCCACGTTCGTAAGCTTCTGAGCGATCTTTGAGCGATGCCCGAAGCAGAGCATCGAGGTCGAATTCAGCGAAGAAGCGCCGGGTGGTTGTGGGGAAGATGCTCGGATCGCGGTTGATCGCGCCCTCGATCCGGCTGAGCCGGCGGTTCAGTGTGTAGGTGGCGAACTCGTAATTCTCGGTCTCAGCCGTTTCGTACTTGAGCGAGCCTCCCTTGCTCCCGGTCCCGAGTCGCGATGGTGGCAGCAAGAAGAGCTGGGCCACTCGCTTGTCCGAGAACTCAAGCTGTTCGAGGAACTGGGCATCCTCCAGCGGCATCGTCCACTTTTCCACCTGGATGTCTTCCTCAAGGACAGCCGTCCCGCCGGTCTTGATCGCATCCCAGCTCGCCTTCAGCCGTTTGGCGGCCTCGTCTTGGAGCTTGTTGGGATGGCGCAAGATGACCGAGGGTTTGCCTTCGCCCTTCAGGAACTTGCCCTGGAATTCCTCCTGGGCTTGCAGCATTCCGATCGCGTTCCTGTGCTGCTGGATCGGCGAGTAGCCGACAAGGCCGTCAGCCGAGAGACCGCGAAGATGGAGGATCGTTGATTCATCGAACGGCTGCCCTTCAACCTCGAACAGCCGCGCGCCCTTCTCCGTGCGCATGACCTGCACTCGGCTCGGTCCAATCGGCCACAGCTCTCGGACGATGCCGAGGGAGTCGCGCTTCTTGTAGAGAAAGGCGTTGCCCCAGAGGTCGAGATGCGCGCTGACCAGTTCCCACACCTCATCCGCCCCCATCTCGGGATTCGGTTCGTCGTGGAGGAGCTTCCAGCAGCGGTGCTGTTCGGCCAGACTGCGGAATTCGCCTTCAGATTCATAGACCTTGAGCGGCAGGGTGGCCACCGCGCCGGCAATCTGGCTGACGGCGCTGTAGACCGGGACAAGAGCAAGCGACCCCTGTACTGAGACACGCTGCCCGGTGTAGTTTGGCCCCCCGAAGAGCCCCACGTTCCCGGTCAACTGCGGCTCGTAAATCGGCCCGAACGCACCTTCAACGGCGCGCCGTAGCAAGCTCACGGTTTCCGCCTTGCGACGGCAACAGCGTCAGCCATCAACGCTCCCCCGCCGATGATCAGAGCTGCCGGAACGCAGACGATCACCACCCCTGCAATGACCAAGCCCTGCCCCACTAGGAAGCAAAGAGTGTCGGCCTCGGTGTAGATCCAGCGCCTCACAGAACCAACAGTTCCCGGTCCTCGTAGACCGATGGACCTTCGTTGGTCAACGCCCTCCAAAGAGCCAGAGTGCACGAGACCAAGGGCGAGATGTCGGTCGTCGCGTTCTTACGAGACCAAGCCCACGCATCTCCGAGGGGACGCTGCGCAGCGCCACGAATGGCAGCGTTCAGCTCGGCCTGGTCGAGGTGGCGAAGAGTGCCTTGCTCAACGGCGTCGTAGAAGCGGCCGCAAGCTTGGCCGTGCTCTTTTGCGGTCACTGTCTCCACCTCAATGTTTTCGTCGGTCATCTGGCCGAGCAGCGAGGCGGCAGGGCCAGACCCGTCACAGAGGACAGCATTGGTCTGATGCGCTTCGACCAGCTCTTTCATGCGCCCCGCAACCCACCCAGTTCCCCGCCGCCGCTCGACCACCTCAACATGGCCAAGACCGTCATCACGCTTCCCTGCTATCGAGATCGAGGAAGACGAGCGATCCGGGGAAACGTCGAAGCAGAAGCAAACGGGATCGACTGGCTTGGAGTGCTCGTCGTGCAGTGGGTTCCACATCTCGGGGCTGATGAGCTGTTCGCCTAGCCCGTTGGTCTGAGGCCAATCCCCGACTCCCAGTCGCTCAACGGCAAACCGCCGCCGGCCCAAAGCTCGGGACTCGTCTTGGACGTACTCGGGGGTGATGCGAATCCCCAGCGCCGGGTTTGCCTGGGCCCAAGCCTCGGGGGCGTCAACTAGGTCGCCCACGTTCTCGGGGTTGTCGCAGTCAACCGACCACTCAAACCACGCGAGCCGCGGTTCATCTCCTTTGTGCCCGCGCTCTCGAAGCTCCGAGAAAACTAGGCCGTGCTCGTCGTTGAACTGGTCAACCGCAGAGCCCGTGTACCAGACCTGGGGGTTCTCGCGGGCAGAGAGCGTCGGCAAGAGAGCGCCGTGGACAGAGTCGGGGATGTCCATCGCCTCATCGAGAATCAGACAGTCGCTAGAGAACCCGCGGCCTCCACCCTTGGTCCGGGTTCGGAAGCGGATGCGCTGACCTCCGTGAAGCTCGATTCCCTCCTTACCGTGCGCGTTGGAAATCGACTTGACCCGGCTGGACAAATCCGGCGTGTCTTCAATCAGCGCCTGCAAGCGACGGAATGCCTCAAGCGAGGTATCGAACAAGTGGGCCGAGTGGATAATCAGCCGCTCTTTGAGAAGGAAGAGGCCGGCCAACTCGCGAGCCTCCAAGATGGCTCCCTTCCCGTTCTGACGAGAGACCATCAACCCGACTTGGAAGGCTGCCCACTTTTTATCGGCGGTCTCGCCGAGCGCCTGGCTAAGAACGAGCTGCTCCCAAGGGTCAAGGTAGAGCCCTGCCATTTCGCAAAGCTCAATTGCTTCCTCGCCAGTAGAGGAGATGTAGTCGGGGACCGAGCTAACCCTTGGCTCTTGCACTCCCTTTAAGTCGTTTCTCGCGGCGAGCGCTGAGGTCATC